CCCTCTCAGGCAGCTTGGGAGGAGAGTATTCAGGCGACATCAAGCTCGAACTCTTCGGACAAGAACTGGTGGGAGAAGTAAAGTACAGAGACAAGTCAGGATTCCCTAGTCCTTTCACAGTATTAGATAGGCGAGACATTGCTTTCTATAAAAGACGGACAGGAAGTCCGCAAACTCTGGTCATCATGAGCGGAGATCAATTCTTAACACTAATGGAGAATGTAAATGCCTTACTCAAAGGAGCAGATAGGTTACCAGAAGAATAAAGCAAGCAAAGAAGCTGCTGAATTTAATGTAGACGGCAAGCTTACAATCAAAGATCAAGTTAAAAAATACTTTCAAGATCAGTTAGAAGCTACAACAGAAGAGACAGCACTTGCTTTAAATCGTGCTGAAATTTCTGTGCAGCCCAGAATATCAGAGCTTAAGAACCAAGGCATTCTTTGTGACTCAGGTCGCACAAAGATGGGCAAGTGGGGAACAAGCATTACAATCTGGGAATTAATCTAATGAGAAAACCAACATCAATAGGTCGGCATGTAGAAAGCAGTGTGTGGAATGCACACATCAGCAAAGCTACTAGCTCTAAGCACTACGCTAAAGAATACAAGAGCTATAGTTATGTGCTTGATGAATATCAGATCATGGCTGACCGCATTAAGAACGGTATGCCAGTAGGCGAGAGCTATCTCAAAGGTAAGCAAAAAGAAAAGTTACTAGAACTTACCGATATTACAGAGAAAGACTTCAAGAAATATCTTGAGTAAGCTGCATCTATGCAGTAAGATAACCTATATAATATAAGGAGAATACTATGGAACGCAAAGGTTTCATCGGTGGTTCCGACTGTGTAAAAATAATGCAGGGGAACTGGTTAGAATTATGGCAGATCAAGACTGGCCTTGTGGAGTCAGATGATCTGTCTCGCAATCTTGCAGTACAACTCGGTAGCTATACTGAAGACTTCAATCTTGAATGGTTTGAAATCGAGTATGATTGCATCTTATCTAATCATCAGTATGAATATGAATTACAAATAGGAACTGTTCCAGCCAAGGGTACAGTAGATGCTAGATGGAACGGCCATGTAATTGAGGCCAAGCACACCAACTCCTATAATAATATGGAAGGTGTTATAGAATATTACATGCCTCAAATACAATTGTATGCACATCTTGCTAAAGCAGATGGTGCTTACCTCTCAGTAATTTTTGGCAACAACAAATGGGAAGCAGCTTATGTTGACCGTGACGAAAAGTATTTCGATTCTATGTGGGCAGTGGTGTCAGACTTCTGGGGTTACGTTGTTCGCAAACAAGAGCCAGTTGGTCATGACGAACCGGTACAACTTAGCATTGACAAGATCGCGGTGGACAACATGGTCAAGCGAGACGCCAACACAGACAATAGATTTGTCGATGCAGCGGTCACGTATGTTAATGGCTATGAAAAAAACCGAGTGTTTGAAAACACAAAGAAAGATCTTAAAGCAATGGTTGCTCAGAACGAGCGAGAAGTCTACTGCGACTACCTCACAGTCAAGCGAGACAAACGAGGGTCTTTACGAATAACACCTAGAAAGGGAGCCGCCTAACAATGAGCAATAACCTAGACATATGGAACAAGCTGTCCTCTTCAGACCCCAAATATCTGAAGAAGGTCAGCTTCGGTAGCCGCAGCTTCACCGCTATCGATCCACAATACCAAGTCATGAAGATGACTGAGCAGTTCGGACCAGTCGGTGAGGGCTGGGGTTGGCACAACACAACAGAGATAGTGCCTGTAAGCAACGGAGACAGCGCTGTGCTGGCGCATGTCACAGTCTGGCATACATCGCCAGCAAATTCATTCGGCCCCTTCACTGGGTGCCGTAAGTTCTTTGATGCAGCTAAGGGTCGTATGGCTGAGGATGCACCGAAGATGGCTATCACTGATGGCCTAACTAAAGCACTGTCGCACATTGGCTGTGATGCTGACATCTTCTTAGGTAAGATGGATGGCAATAAGTATGATCAAGACAGTGGTAACAAGAGCAGTGGCTGGTAATGCCTAGAGGAAACATGTCGCAGAGCGTTACAAATGGTGTGCCATATCATTTGTGGCAAAACGCAATGCGCATGTCTATTCAGGAATATAAATTTAATTGCAAAAAGGTTAATGCAAAAGACCTAAGCAAACGTAATTGGCTTATCTTTAAATTAAGAAAAGAAGGCATGCCAATAAAAGAGATTGGTGAAATTGTAGGTTTATCGAAAGGAGGTGTCCAACAAATAGAAATAAAATGCTGCAAAGCCATTCTCAAAAACATAAAGAAACTTGAACAAAGGAGCCAGAAGCATGGCAGAATATGACGACACAAACAGAGGCGCAGCCTTTACACCATTCCCAACTCAACAAATGATTCTTCAAGGCAAGATGAATGTCGAAGGCAATGACTATAAGATTGTATTAGTTAAAGACTCAACCAAAGACGGTAGAAATATTGTCGAGGTGTACCGAAAGATGGCTGTGCTTTTTGACAATGATAAGAAGGGCAATGATGCAGCCCCCGATTACTCTGGCCCTGTTGGTGAAGACAAACGCATTGCTGGATGGAGACGCATGAAGGATGGGAAACCATACATGTCTTTCCAAGTCAGTGATAAACAAGCGGGTGGTCAGCAGCAGCAACAACAAACAAGTTCTGTTCCTGATATTTCATTTGACGATGAGATACCGCCGTTCTAAACTAAAGGTGTTCTCCCTTTACACCAACTGGATGGCCTTCGGGCCGTCCCTTTTTTCAGGAGGAACTATGGAAACTTGGCACGATATGCGAGCAAGACAGCGCAATGAACAAGTCCAACAAATAAAACATTTATCCGCACTAAAGCTAACGCAAACGCAAGCAGCAAAATTGCTGGAGATAGACCTCACCACACTTAACAGCTTCATCAAAAGAAATGAGATTAGATGGGGCGTAATAATGCAGGGAAAAAAAGATGACAGACCCAACGTCACCAATATTTATAAGACTCTTCAGAAAAGTAGAGATAGTAAGAAACGATATGAAAGCATCAGGCAACAATAGATACCATGACCTTGATGAAATACTTTCATTAGTTCAGTCTTTAAAAAAACATCTGGATAATAAAGATGAATAAAATATTACAATATGAACGTATGCAAGCTAAGCTAGGCAACCGTCCAAAGCTACCATGCGATAGACGCAGAGAGTATGTCAAAGATAAGCTTACCTCACAGCAAAAGATTATCTTGCAAACAGTAAAGCAAATGCAGGAGGCAACAGCTTTTGACATAGTGAAGAAAAAGAATTTGAATGCTTACTCAGTATCAGCCCAGCTTTCACACTTGTTTAGCTCTAACTTAATTGAGAAAGTAAGACGTGTTCCTGCACCTAAAGCAAAGGACCGAAAAGGAAAGTCAGGTTCAGCAGATTGCTGGGTCTACAGAGTAAATGAAAATGCAACCATAGCGCAGTAGGCGGTCGCGGCTTTACACAATAATACACAGGCCTAACACCTACAGGTTAAGCATGGGTTTTCGTACTTTCTACCATGTGATTAACCATAAGGCTCACTGGATTAATTCTAGTGGGCCTTATTAATTATAAGCAAGTTGATAATGTGGGCCATCAATGAACGGGCGCTTGCCTTGTGAACGGCGAGTATCAATGTAACTATTCATTGCCTCCTCCATAGTTCCATCCCAATCTGAAATGTTAGGTATAGTCCAAGCAGCACCCCATAGAATCTGAACGCCACGCGCACGAGCAGATGCTTTCATTGCATCAGCTAAATTATCATAGAGAGGCAGCGACCAGCTAACAGAGCCACGAACATAAGCAAACAAATCAACAGCGTGACCAAAGCCATCAGCCTGTTGCAAGTGTTTACTTCGAAGCGTCTTGCTTGCGCCACTAGCTACTAAAGCTCTTTGTTGTTTCTCATCTCTCAGTCCACAGCCAACACCAAAGTCTACATCAGTAAGCTCTATGGCTCCCTTAACAACATCAACTAAGTCAGGGTGAACACCACGAAGACGAGATAAACTTCTGTCTGATAATTTAAAAGTCATTTCTTTTGCTCCACTATTAATCTTAACTGTTCCAGTATTATCTTTTGTTGCTCTTCTAAAGCAAGATACTGCTTATCTATTTCAGATAATTTAGGAAACTGAACTATCTTATCTTTTTCCAAAGAACCTACTCACTGATCTCATTCCTATGCTGGCGCTTACAATCCCACCCAATGCAATCTGATACCATTGAGGCATGACTTCTAAGGCAGCGAAACCACGAGCAACTATATCGTTTCCCCAATCCCCACAGAATGCTAAGATAAGCGGTATGCTAAACAGCAATGTTATCCACTCATCCTTCCAAGAATTTTGAGTGCCACGTATAGCCTCAATGTCCCAATCAATCTCACCAGTAAGCTGTTTCTTTTTAATCTCAGCCTCGGTTAATTTGATCTGCGTCTTACCGTCTATGATAGATGTGGCAAGACCAGTAAGGCTACCTATAAGTTGAGCAATCATTTCTCATGCGAAAGCCATACAGCAAACGCCCCCGTCATTGCGCCAGTAACTACAGAAATTAAACTGGCTTGTTGTGTGGAAATATCAGGCATAGATAATGCCCACTCTATGCAGCGTACATAAACTACTGTCATAACAAACATCATAAAGCGGGGAAGCAGTTTGTACTTTAGTATTTTTTCAAAGACTATTGTCATTAGAACCCTCCTTTAAGGCCATCTAATATCTCAGATAAGCTAGGTCGCTTATCCTTTTTTTCATAGACACAGCTAAATACTTTCGGGCATTCTGAAAAACTAAGCGTAGGGTAATGGTATCCAAGCCCACCAAAACCAGCACTGAATCTATACACGCATACCTTCTGTTCGTTAACGTCAGTAAACCTTTTCCACAAATGACACTTCACATGAGTTGGATTAGCTACTCCCGCAAGCGTAGAAGCTATCAATAAAACTTTAAACATCTAAACCAACTTCCTGACAAGAGAAACTACCCTTAGCAGGAATACCTATTATAGCTACTGTTCGTTCTAAAAGTTCAATAGATTTTGTCAAACCTTCTTGATAGCATGCCTGTTTTGTAAGGAACTTTTTATTATTTTCAAACATAACTGCATCACCATTTATAAAAAAAATAACAAGATATAAAGTCCAAGCTTCCATTATCGTATGCCTTCGGCTGGCGGC